GTTGCGCCAGTGCCAACAGAGTCTGAAATATTCAGAAGAGGAGGAGTGACAACATCATATCCACTTCCTGGCGAAACCACTTCAATTTCATTTAATTTACCATAATTGATAAGATCATTTGACTTATAGTTTTTGATCTCAACACCATTGACTAATACGCCAGTAAAACCTGGTTCAGTAGGATGAAGATTTCCATCTTCAGTAGGGAGTTTAATCTCTCTTAAAAGTTTCTGTGACTCTAATGTTCTTCCTCTAAAATCATATGGTTTGATTTTATTATTAGTAACTTCGGTGCTAGTAACAGAAACGAACGTGGAATTAAAAATATCAGTTCTGCTCTTTGCGAGTTGTATTGTTGTTGAACTAACCCTTCTTACAAAATAAAGTCCCTCTGCAAACAGAGAACTCTTAACGACACTTCTTTCATCTATTTCTCCGCTTTCACTAATGAAACTCTCTGTTGATATCTCTGGGATATAGTAAACGGCATCGCCAGTGTAAAATCCATGATCGTCAGTTGTTGTAATCGCAAACTCTGTCCCAGAGAAAGTGCCTGAAAAAGTAATGGTTCTATCTGTTGTATCAATAGGTTGTGCATTATAAAAGGGGATTGATGGTGAAGCAACCATCATACTTTCAGGTCTGCCTCTTGAGTTACCTTCTTTTAGGTAGACATTCTGAACGTTTGCATTTATGTCAACAACAGACGTGAATACATTAGAGGCAGCTCTACTTATTTTTCTTTGAAGGGAGTATGTATCCGTAAGAATTAGTCTTCCTTGACCTCTGACTCTAATTTCAGTCGGAGACTGAATATCGATAATGGATCCGGTTTTTTCTGCATTATCACCACCAGTAATTCCAAAAATATCTCCAACTCTCAAGTAGTGCTCTTTTGAGAGTTTGATTGAGTAAGTTTGATCAGATTCGTCAATCAGTTCAACTGACTGGACTTGATATGTTGGAGAGACATTATATACCCAGTTTTTGGATGCATAATTTGTGGATTTAGATCCTAAAGATTTAATAATAATGTCATCTTCTTTAGAAAGATATTTTGTCCCAGCATCGACAGTAAGATTACTAAGAACAGAATTAATTCTTACCTGAATTTGTTCGTTTGGATTTGAAAAAGAAAATCCATACGCATATGTATTAATTCCAACGCTTGATGTGTCAACTATTCTCTTGGTTATATTTGAACATCCAAAGAACTGCGTCAGAGACTTTGAGGTGAAAGACACTACCCCTGTGGTGTTATCAAAGTAGTTTACATACAGTTCACCACCTGTAGGGAACCCGACTGTAGAGTCAACATCAAATACCGTTGCTCCCGCTGCAACTTGACCAATAACTTGAGTTTTGGGATGGACTGAAAATTCTCCATAAAGAGCACCATCAACGCCAATGTCTCTTGAGTAACCAGAGTCAATACTTAACTTATAAAACGTATTGCCAGTTCCAACGTTTACTGCCTCTACAGACGTAATTGGAGCATACGCTCTCGTAAATAGATCTTTGTAGGTATTCTGGTTCAGAACCGAATCCAGGAGGTTTGTAGGGTCTCCTGTGACTGCCTCAACGACCAAATCGTTAGTTACTCTGAAGTCTGCGTTTGAAGGAGTAAACAGAAAATCTCTTGGTTTTACGATTTTTACATCTTCATTATAAAGAGCTTTAAAGAGAATCTCAAAAGAACGATCAGTTCCCTTACTGAGATAAAAATCTTTTGACTGTTTAATAAACAGATTTTGATTCAGTCCAGGTGTAAACTCTCTGTTAGAGAGACCTGGTGTGATTTGACGCTTTAATTTTGTGAGAAACTCATTAAGGAAAAGAATACTGAGATTCTCAATAGTTGCACCAGACTCATGAGTTGCAACAGATGATGTTGAGAATACTAATTCTTCAGGTTTGTTTTCACTTTTGTATGATGTAATTCCACTAAAACCTCTGACACAACCAGTGAAAGATGATGATGTTTTTCCAGTATATGTTATAATCTCATCATTGATCTTTAAGATGCCATAAGTGTCTGGAAATCCAATTGTCCCGGTGGGAGACTTTGTAAGGTCTACATTAATTGTAGTGTCGTTATAATCTGCATCAGATCCAAGAATTACGGAATCTACTAAATTAGTGTTTTCGTTTAACTTAATATATTTGTCAATATTCTGAATTAAGTCAACAGGGGCTCCTTGATATTCCTGAGCGACGTAGTACTGCTCTAAAAACTGTACGAGAAGTGGAAAGCCTTCCCTAATATACGCAGGGACTTGGTTCTTAACTACGTTGCTGAAAAGTACTCTTTGTTCTGCCATTTTATGATTTACTTCTTAGTAGGAATATGAACCGCCTGAGGATGAAGAACCACCAGATGAACCGGATGATGTTCCACTCGCTGCGGAAGGAGTTGTTGATGTAGTAGTCGTGGTAGTAGTCGTCGTGGATGTGGTAGCAGTTGAACCAGCGCGGGTTGTAGCAGTTGCAGAAACATTTGAAACGTTTACAACTCTTTGACCACTTGTAGTTGCAATATCACCCGTTACACGAACAAGGGCACCGTTAGCATAAGAAGAGGATGTAATATAGTTCGATGCTGATGGATCAAGTCCAGAAGCAATGTTATCAACAACCATCTCAAAATTACTATTACTAATATCTAGTTGCAAATAAAGATCCTGTAATCCGACAACATCATTTGAGTGCGGTACAGCAGACAACTCAATTATTGGTTGTCCATCTTTGATTTTTCCTGCCAATATATTGATAGGATTAATTGTAACGATTCCTTTTTTGTAATTAATCGTTCCAACGTTTCTCCTTACCACTGTTGGATTAGTAGAATTTACAGATGGGACTGTAAAAAGGAATAAGGAACCATCAGTGCGATTTGTATTTGGAATATCAGAAATATAAACATTTTGGTTTAAACCAGCAACTCTGAAAGCTGTCGATTTAATATTGTATCCCGCCATATTTTTAATATGGAATTCGTTACCAAAACCAATCTGATATTCAGTAAGGGTATTAAGAACAACTCTTAAATCCCTTCTCATTTCAACAGTTGTAATATTAGACGTGACTGATTCGTGACTATCGTCTAAAATCTTTAGAAACTTACTATATTTGAATCTTGCACCATATCTATTTAACTCAGTTGACTCAGAGTACTTATTGGCATTAGACTGAGCAATTGTGGATACAAATTCTGAACTAGGCGCTAAATTTGAGTTATAATAAATTTTTGAATTTACCTCAAGGTACAAATACTTGAGATCAAGGATTTCTGGTACAATTCCAGCAACTGCAAATTTCTTTAATCTATTACGAATATTTTCTTTGACTAAGTTTGGCAAGAAATCACCAAATCTGGGTTTGATGCTAATAAAAACTTTACCATATTGAGGAGGTATAAGTTCTTCTCCTCCAAAAACAGAGATTGACTCAGTTTCAGGGTAAATTCTTGCTGGAATCAGTGTTTCATAGTCATCAGCGGTCAATGCTCTATTTTGTGATGCATAAATCTTGGGTGCATACCTTTTGATAGATGCAATTGTTTCAATTGACTCTCCACCAGAGGATTGCAACCCTGTGGTAATCAAGGAGATGCCAGATGTTACATTATATTCAACACCATTCCTTGTATAAGTTATTCTTCCAGCAAATGTGAAGTTTGAAACACCATTTCCACTATCGCCAGATGATGTGATATAATTTGCAGTGATAAAGTTACCTTCTTCTAGTGCCTTACCAAAAATATTATCTCCGAAAAGTAATTCATAACGCTCATCTTCAATTTCTTGCAGGTAATAGACCCTAGAGTCGGATTCAACAGTAAAAAGACTATCCTGTAAAGAATACTTGACCGATTGTGTTGATTGTTCGTTTGCTTTGACTGAAACAGTCATTAATGACGTATCAACGCCAGAATTGGGTAACGTGAAACGTTGGAATGGATTCCTAGAACTAAATGTAAAGTTTGTCGATAATAATGACCCTTCATGGATTGCTACATCACTAAAAGTAGCGATTCCATCAAACACAGGAACTGTAATATCCTCTAAAATCGAAAAAACGAAGGATTGTTGACCAAAAGTGCCCGCCGTGGACGCAACTGGTCCTTTTTTCAGTGTCAATGACACTGGACTTGGTGAAATATTTGAAGTATCAACGAAAAAACTGATTGTGGCTCGCGCTGCCTTACGAGATCTTGGTACATAACCAATATTTCTTGCTAATGCAACAACATTTTCTCTTAATGTTGCACTATCAATAAAAACCTCATTCGCAACCATGTTTGCGTTGTATGAGGTAATATATGTGTTATATGCCAGCACATCGAGGATCGTCGAAAGGTTCGATCCCTCAAAGTCATAATCCGTGAAATTGGAATTTGACTTTAGATAGTCTCTAAGTGTTGTTTTGACTTGATTAAAATCAAGGTTTGAAAAGTTTGCTAATGGCATTGTTACCTAGTCGGTTGCAAGACGAAATCTAATTGTTGTGCTGGCACATCAATACCAATAATTTCATATTTAATTGATACATTAAAAGCATTCTGATCATAATAAGGTGCCGTGACGACATCCAAAAGATTTACTCTTGGTTCAAAATTATTGATCGATGCAGTAATCTGAGTACGAATAAACTCAGCAGATGTAGGGTCAATGTTCTCAAAAAGAGCTGCTGAGATATCTGACCCAAAATCTGGGTCAAAAAACTTCTCTCCAGGAAGGGTAAAAACAATATTTCGGATAGATCGTGCAATTGCAGTCTCATTTTTAATCGCAATGAGGTCACTATTCAGAGGATTAGTCTGAAATGTAGCACTAATATCCTTAAAACCTTGACTTACCCTCTCTAAAGGCATTGATTACACAAAAATACTATGATTAGTAGTTATTTATCACCCAAAAAGTGGTTCTGGGTCACTTTCTGAGTCGAAAATTTCGCTCTCTTTGACCTTATCTGACTTTTTTGGAGTTAATTTGTCGTTTGCAATCTCTCTCAACATCTTTTGATGCTGATCATTGCCCAAATTGTCTAAAAAATCGTTCATTTTTTAAAATTCCGGTAAATTTTCTTCGTTTTTGCGCTCTTTTGCTGTTTTCCAGAAGTAATTTTCATCATTTCCGAGCCCATCGCGGTCATGACCGTTCTCAACTTGGTAATAAACAGTCGAAACCTTGAAATCTGGGATTTTTGGCGTCTCAGGTGTTAATGAATTGTCAAAAATACGTGTCCTATTGTTAGGATACAATGCAAACTGCCCATTATCTAGCTCAATGAGGTTATGAGACTTGTGTTCCGAGGGGTTCTCAGAGGTCGCATAATCAACTGCATCAGGGTCTTGGTGGTAATTATCAATCGTGCAGATATATGTCCCTGTCTGGGGTCCATAGTCCCTTGTAAAGCACTCATAATGCATACTACCTAT